GTGGTTCAACCCGGCTGGTTGTCCGGGCGACCGGGGCGTTCGCGTCAACTTCTTCAAGCCCAAGGAAAGGGACGGGCAGGGCAGTTTTACACCAGCCACGTCTGCACCGGTGGCGAGTGTGAGTGCAACCGCATCAGCCCCTTCGGCAGTGCCGTATGACGACGACATCCCGTTCTAACCATGCCCCGAAAAGCCAGAGTGGATGCCAACCAGGAAGAGATCGTCAGCGCTTTTAGAAAGTGCGGGTTCTCTGTCACGCATCTGCACAGCATCGGCAAGGGAGTGCCAGATTTGCTGGTGGCCAAGAACGGGCACACGGCGCTTGTGGAAGTGAAAGACGGCAACAAGCCACCCAGCGCAAGAAAGCTGACGGATGACCAAGTGCGGTTCATCGGTAAGTGGCGCGGCGTTGTGCATATCGTGGCAACAGTGGATGACGTGTTGCGGATTGCTGGGGAGGCGGCGTGAAACCCATCCTTACCCACATCCTATCCGCAGCGATGGTCATGCTGACCCTGTTGGCGATTGTGGCAATGCTGCCGTTTGGCATTGTCATCGCGTTATTGAATCAGGAGAAAAACCACGATGCAGGATGAACATCAGCCCTTCACTGAATACGCACCCACATGGAAGCGTATCGACCCAGAGAATCCACCGAAAGCTCGCAAGATGCTATTTAAGGATGACTTCGGCGGGGCTTGTGTGGGGGTGTGGTACGAGGGCTGTAACTGGAAGTGGTATTGCGGGCTACCCAAGCACAGCGAAGCGGACAAGGCAGACATTCGGGCGCGTTCCAGCGGAACCGATGGACGATATTCAGATGGCAAACCATACGAGGCAAAGTGAAATGCGATTGAACGATTATCAGACGCTAGCCAATCGAACGGCCAAAGAGCTTGGCGAAAATATGGACCTCATGCATGCCGCACTTGGCTTGGCGGGTGAAGCAGGCGAGTTTGTGGATGCGGTCAAGCGGCATCTCATTTACGCAAAACCCTTGGACGTTGAGAACGCGGCGGAAGAGTTGGGTGATTCGCTGTGGTTCATTGCGTTGGGTGCGAGGCGATTGGGTATCTCAATGGAAGACTTGGCCAAGCAGAACATTGAAAAGCTCAGTAAGCGTTACCCGGAAAAATACACAGACGAACTGGCACATGCGAGGTTGGATAAGGCATGAGTGAATCAACCAACGATTACCAGGTGGGTGGCGAACATTACAAGAAGATGGCCATTGAACCGTGGGAAGTCATGCAGGCCGTGCTAACGCATGAAGAGTGGGTGGGCTTTTTGAAAGGCAACATCATCAAATACTCGATGCGGCAAGGCCGCAAGGTGGACGCACATGATGACGGCGATAAGGCAAAACACTATCTGGCCAAACTGGCTGAGGTGGAAGAAGAGGCCGACATTCGCAACATCTTCCTGAACCATTGGGACATGAAGATTGAAGCGATGGTGATGGGCCATGATTGATTGGGACTTTGTGGGCGTGCTGATGATTGGCGTGCTGCTGTTGGGGCTGTGGTGGTGATGGTGTTCGATGAGAAACGCGTGGGTCCTCCCGCGCAACCTGCGAGGCGGGTAGTGCGAACCTCGGTCTTTCGCTAGTTACAATGTCACATAACGCGTCAAAATGCTGATAACCATCAACCGATTGGCTGAACTGACGGGAATCCACCGGGATACCATCAGAAAACGCTGCTCGGAGCTGATACCGGAAGGGAAGCGCGGGGCCGAGGTGGAATCCACCCAGGCGTTAGGCATGATCTATGGCGTTGAGAACGACTTTGACTATGACGTGGAGAAGGCCCGCCTGACTCACCACCAGGCGAACATTGCGGGACTTGAGGAAGAGATCAAGCGCAAGAACCTGATCCCGGCTGATGCGGTCCAGACGCATTGGGAGTCGATGATCGGCAACATGCGGGGGAAGCTGCTCAATCTACCCGGTCGGCTGGCTTCCAAAGTTGTCGGCACCGACACCCTGCAAGATGCCGAGCGAGAAGCCATGCTGCTGGTCCGCGAAGCCTTGGAGGAGGTGGCCAAAAGTGGCGTTCCTTGAGGTACTGCACAAGGTCGCCAATGCCTCGGCACGGATTGCCACGCCGCCCCCGCTGCTGACCGTCGCGGATTGGGCCGATGAGTACCTGTTTCTGTCACCCGAAGATTCTGCCGAAGCGGGCAAGTACCGCACCGACCGCGCCCCCTATCAGCGCGAGATGCTGGAAGTCGTCAGCGATCCCAACATCAAGGAAGTCGTCTATTGCACCTCCAGCCAAATCGGCAAGACGCTGCTGAGTAAGTGCATCATCGGCTATCACATCCATCAAGATCCCGGACCCATCATCGTCATGCAGCCGACGGTGAAGATTGCCGAGACGTTCAGCAAAGACCGATTGTCGCCGATGGTGCGGGATACCCCCGTCCTCAAGCGACTGATTGCCGACCCGAAAAGCCGTAGCAGCGGCAACACCATCGACCACAAGACCTTTCCCGGTGGCCATATCACCATGATCGGGGCCAATGCGCCGTCTGATCTGGCCAGCCGACCCATTCGCATTGTGTTTGCCGATGAGGTGGACCGCTACCCGGTCAGTGCTGGCAGTGAAGGCGACCCGTTGTTTCTGGCACGTCAGCGATCCGTCACTTTCTGGAACCGCAAGTTTGTGATGGCCTCAACGCCCACGATGGAAGGAGCCTCGCGGATCTGGCGCGAGTTTGAGCGCAGCGATATGCGCTACTTCTACCTGCCCTGTCCGCATTGCGGCGTTTTTCATACGCTGAAATGGCCGCAGATTGTGTGGGATGAAGGCGACGCCAGTTCAGCGCGTGCCGTGTGTCCTGAGTGCGGTTCCATCTATGAGAATGCCGACAAGCTGAAAATGCTGGCCGCAGGCGAATGGCGGGCGCATAACCAGAATCCGCGTGTGGCCGGGTTTCACATCAGCGCCCTGTACTCGCCCTGGCAAACCTTTGCCGATGTTGTTCAAGAATTTCTCGACAAGAAAGATCACCCGGAAACGCTGAAGACATTTATCAACCTTCAGTTGGGCGAGTGTTTTGAAGACCGCACCGGCGAAAAGATAGACCAATCCGGCCTCATGGCACGCCGCGAACAATGGGACCACGTACCCGAGGACGTGGTACTGATAACCGCTGGCGTGGACGTCCAGGGCGACCGCCTGGAAGTCTCGATCATCGGTTACACCGCCAAAGACCAGAGCCGCGTGCTGCATCACCTCCGCCTATACGGCAATCCCGGTGAGCCGAAAATCTGGCAAACGCTGGATGACCTGCTGCTGCAACCGCTGATGACCGAAACCGGGGCGCTCATGTCGATTCGCGCCGCCTGTATCGACTCGGGCGGTCATCACACGCAGGAGGTTTACAAGTTCTGTGGCGAACGGGCCGGTCGTCGGGTCATGGCCATCAAGGGCAGGGCAGGGGCATTACCGATCTGGCCGACCAAACTCAGCCGCAAGAAACTCAAGCACGGCGCCAGCCTGCATATCATCGGCGTGGATACGGCCAAGGACGTGATCCATTCCAGCCTGTCCGTCATCGATCCTGATTTGCCCAAGTACGTGGCCTTTTCAGCCGGATTACCCGAGGACTATTTTGGCCAACTGGTGGCCGAGCGGCGGGTGCCCAAGGTCAACAAGTCGGGCTTTACCACCCGAACCTGGGTCAAGAAATCCGGCGACCGCAACGAGGCGCTCGACTGTTTCGTCTATGCCTTGGCGGCGTTAAAGATGCTGGAATCCATGAAGCCCAACCTGTTGCGCTTTGCCCGCCCGCAGTATTCCGCCCCCAAACCCAAAGCCACCCCCGACGCCGAGACAGCGCCACCCCGTCCACCCGCGACCAGACGCACATCGAGCGCCATTTTATGAAGATTGAGATTACTGCTGACAACGCCGCCGTCAAACAATACTTCGACAACCTGTCGAAAAAACACCTGCCGTTTGCTCGCTTCATGGCGGTCAACAAGATTGCGATGGAGGTGAAACAGGAGACCTACAGCGAATTGAAGACTCTCTTCGACCGCCCACGCCCTGACTACACCCTGCAATCCCTGGATGTGACCAAAGCCAAGTATGCGGATTTCAGAAGTCAGCGCGAAGTCTCGGCGCGAGTAGATGTCACCGACTTCAAAGGGCAAGACAAGTACATCGGTCATCACTTTACCGGCGAGGATCGCCGATTCAAGCGGTTTGAGGCGCGATTGCGCTATGCCAACATTTTGCCAGCCGGTATGTGGGCAGTCCCCGGTAAGGCGATGCCGATTGACCAATATGGCAACGCCGACAGAAGCGTCCTCACGCAAATTCTTCGCTACCTGCAAGCCTTTAACTTTGTGGGTGACACCCAGAACATGAAAGAGGCAGGTAAGAAGCGGCTACAGAAAAAATACTCCAAGGCGGCGATGGGGGCCGGATTCGAGATGATCGTCAGCCTGGGCAAAGGCACGCGGGGACCACGCGGCAAAGTGCAGAACCTCGCCGCTGGCATCTATTTTCGCTATCAGTTTGCGACCGGATCGTCTCTTAAGCCTATGCTGATCTTCGTCCGCAAGAAAGGCGGCTATAGGCGGCGTGTGTTTCTGGATTTGATCGGTGACCAGGTGATGGCGCAGAAAGGCGCGGCCATTATTGCCAACGAACTGGCCGAAGCCATCTCCAAGGATAGGCAACTCAACCGCACCCTATCCCGATAAAACACAATATGTTGTGTCTCACGGCTTGACAAAACACAATATGTAGTACAATGGCCCCTGAATCCTTCAGGAGCTTGCGATGAAAGCCATCCTAAACTTTGCCATCAGTTGGCTCATCACCCGCTACACCGACGACGCCCTTCAGCGGGCCGATGTTGAGCGCATCAAGCGGTTCATCGAGGCGCAAGAGTCCGAGGCCATCACCAAAGCCATCAAGCACGAACGCACGGCTGCGCTGGTCAAGACCATCACGAACGATCTCAGCAGCAACCTGGTTGACTGGATCATCCGCACCATCCTCTACCTGATTCGGGTGACACGATGACTACCAACACAGGCATGAACTGGCAGGCGGTGATGTGGTTGGCCATGTCAGCAATTACCGCAATGGAAACCGGGACAGAACGTCACGTGTTGCTGGGTGTTGCGATGATAGTCATGGCCATTGTCGCGTGGCGCACCGCCGGAAGCGGGCTGACCCGAAAGGAATCCGCAGAAATCCTCGACACGACCGCTGACATTCAGGACGTGCTGAAAGAAGGCCGCGATGAAAATTAACCGCGCCGGTCTGGATCTCATCAAGGACTTTGAAGGCCTACGGCTAGTCGGCTACCGCTGCCCCGCCGGTATCCCCACCATCGGCTATGGCCACACGGGGCCGGAGGTCCGCGTCGGTCAGCGCATCACGCAAGCCCAAGCCGACGCCTACCTGGCCAATGACCTTGCCCGCTTTGAGCGCGGCGTCCAGCAAGCCTTGGGCGAAACGCCCACCACCGAAAACGAGTTTTCCGCAATGGTCAGCCTCGCCTACAACATCGGCCTCGGTGCTTTTGGCAAATCCTCTGTCCTGCGACATCACAAAGCCGGTCACCGGCTCCGCGCAGCGGCCAGCTTCCTGCTCTGGGTAAAAGCCGCCGGCAAAACCCTTCCCGGCTTGGTCCGCCGCCGCAATGCGGAAAGGAAGTTGTATCTGTCATGAAAGACGAGTTCCTCACTCAAGTCATGATCGGGGTGCTGATTTCAGCCGTCTTTGCCTTGGGCCTGTCCGGCCTCCTGTATTGGATGCTGACGTGAAAGACCCGTATCACCAAATGATGGCCGAGGTGGTCGGGTACCTACTTTTTTTAGTCGTCTTTGTCATCGCCCTCGCGTTGGCCGCCTGCGCCCCGGTGCAGATCGCGCCGAATCTCAAGTTACCCGAAGCCAAAGCCTGCCCGACCCTGGTGATGCCGCACATCGGGCACGACTGCCTGCTCGATATTCAAGGCGACAAAGTCACGGCCAACGACTGCGGCGACACGCTGTTGCGGGGCTATGTGCGGGCGCGATCCTTGCTCAAACCGGCTGCGGCTGTCAGTTCAAACCCGCCCTAATCAACCACCCGGACGCAGGCTATGGCAACACTCTCACCATCGAGGCTATCGGACAGTCAGGACTCATGGCTCACCTCACTTGTGAAATGGATACGGAGCAGAACAATGACTGACTGGCTGAA